AATTGATTAAGAACGTAGCTGATGCTACTGACAAATTGTTGACACTTCAACAGAAATTAAAAGACGTTCAAGAAGAGAAAGATACTAAAGGTCCAACAACTGTCAACAATGCATTGTTTGTCGGTTCAACAGCTGAACTTCAGAAATTATTGAAGAAAGGTATGAATGATAAATAGTAAGAACGGGAGAGAAATCCCAAAGTATTCTTACTAATACCTGACATGTCGCGCGATAATAGTAATAATTTACCTTCGTATAGGGATTTCATGGAAAATCCCGACGATTTACCGTCAATAGAAGAATTTAAAGAGGAAAATCTGCCCTCAGTCGAAGATTTTCTCGAAAAAACTGTAGAAGAAGAAACACTGACGTTGTTCAGGCTCCAGAATGGTCAGAATTGGTCCGTTTGGTTAATGATGTAAGAAAAGATATCCCTAAAATACCTGAAATTAAGTATTATGATGAGCAATTAGAGGAAATTTGTGCTCAAATTGAAAAAATTCAAGAAGATTATGCAAAAAGGGACAAAATTGATGTCCTAAGTGTTCAAAATGAGGAATTTGAGGGTAAATTATCTGAAATTGAGTCAAAAATTCCAACTGTCAAGTACTATGATCATGATATTAACTCAATTTATGACAA